ATGAATAGTAAGCAGCGCGGTAACGCCTTAAAAGAGAAGTGGGACATGTTTGTTGACCCTATTGCTTTAACATTTGATGCTAAGCGATTCGACAAGCATGTTTCCGTTGATCAATTAAGGCAGGAGTATCGTGTGTATTTGGCTTCTAATCCTTCTGATAGATTACGATTTTTATTAAATTTGCAGCTTACTTCAAAATGTAGAACCAGAAGTGGTATACATTACGTAGTCAATGGTGGTCGTATGTCCGGCGACATGAACACTGCTCTTGGTAATTGTATTATAGTCCTGTCCATGTTTTTAGCAATTTTGGTTAATGATTATAGAAGCCACTTTGAGCTTCTGGATGACGGTGATGACATAGTAGTTTTAATTGAACGATCTGGATTAGCTTGGGTTAAAGCTAATGTACCTGGTCTCATTCTTGAAATGGGTCATGAGATAGATCTTCAATGTGAAGCCACATCATTGGAACAAGTTATTTGGTGCCAATCAAATCCAGTGGAGTATTTACCTGGTCTTTATAAGTTCGTTCGCAATCCTTATAAAGTTATGTCAAACGGCCTAGTTGGAACAAGATTTTGGTCAACTAGCCAAAGTAAACAACAGATGCAAGCTATTGGTTTGTGTGAACTTTCTTTAAATCAAGGTATACCTGTTCTTCAAGAGTATGCTTTGATGTTGATTCGCCAGTCTGCAGGCTTTAAGCCGAGATTTGATGGTGAATTTGCTCTTGTTTTACGTGCTAAGCGAGAACTGTATGACTTTAGCAAGCAGATTGGATTGGTTAAACCCAAATTAATCAGCGATTGCTGTCGTGTTTCTTTTGCCAATGCTTTTAATATTTCAATTCAGCAACAGTTGGATATGGAATGTCATTTAAAGAATGTTACAATTAATTTTGCTGTTACGCACTTTGGGGATGATTTAATTAATTTTGAACTCATTCGACCAAGAGTGGAGTTCGGGTGAAGGGAAAACTACCTTATTAAACGAGTTTTCTTTCAATTTCATGTCAAATCCAAAATCCAAACGCCCC